GGTATCGGAGCAGTAACATACAAACGCATTTGCACAGAGAAAATCCCAGACAGAGAGAAATACTTGATAAACACCAGAAACGTAGAGAATTTCAACCGGATCATGGCAGAAAGGAGAAAATGATGGGAAACACATGTAAAACCTGTATCAATAACGATGATGGTCTTTGTGATCGCAGAGGAATTCTCGTAGAAGACGAAGATTCCTGCGAGCATCACTGGGCGTTGCGGAGAAGACCGAAGATGAAAAAGCACGAAAAGAAAATGGATATCACTCCACAGTTGATGATATCAGCATATAACACACTGATTCAGGGATGCAGAAGCCAGCCGGCCAGTGAGGATGGAACCTGCAGCAGTTGCATCCTGTATCAGCACTGCCCTGGTGCATCAGATCTTCTTCCAGAAAACTGGAAAGAGATACACTATCCATACCTGGAAGGAAATACACTGCATTACATAAAAGCCGGCAAGGTCAAGCAGATTGTATTTGCCAGACGTGAAGATGCAGAGGAAAGACTCAGTGAAATGGAGGAAAAACGTGGATAAAAAAGAAGCAATAAAAGAGTTGAAATTTGAAAAGAATATTTCTGCAGGTGTTATGGAACAGCTTGGTACCACGAAAGCACTTAGAGAAATTGTTGCCATACAACAGAAAAAGAGAACTCAGACATATGATACAGCTATTGAAGCGTTGGAAAAGCAGATTCCTATAAAAATGAAGGATATGAGGGCGGTTAATGATTTTTCAGGAAGATATTACACGTGCATAGGCACATGTCCTATATGTGGAGAAGAAAATATTTATCGAAATAGTAATTATTGCCATAAATGTGGTCAAGCACTTGACTGGGAGGAGGTGAACAACAATGAGTTATAAAAACAACGAAGGTTACCCAGCACCAACAGAAGGAGAAGCAATCCGGAGGGCCAGCCGGATGCCGACACACGTCTATAACGACTATTGCTTACTCAACAATATAGCTGGTCGTTTAGGATTAGAGGTGGCAGTGATAAGAAAAAAGAAAACAGGAAAAGAATGGCCGCAGAGGAGATGAGAACAATGTGGGTAATATTTCTTGGTTCCGGTATGGTGTTCGGAATCGCAGCCCTGGTGCTGGCCTGGATAGGAAGCAGAGTGATCCTGTCGATCAGGCGGCAGCAGAAGAAATTCGAGATTGAAGATGAAACATACAACAAAGTAAAAGAAGCTATCAAAGAAAAGGAGAACAAAAATGAAAAGTAAGATTATTATCGGAATCGTGGCAGCAGTAGCAGTTCTTGGCGGAGGATACACTGTATCAAGAATGGATCTTATCGGCACAGGTAAAGTTGGTATCGTCTACAATTACAAAGATGGAGTACAGGATACAGTACTCACCCCGGGAATGCATTTTATCGCACCGATGAACAAAGTAAAGGAATTCAGTACCAGTAACGAGATCCTCGTTCTCACAAAGGACAAAAGGGACGGCAGTAAAGAGGATGATTCTTTTAAAGTGGCCACATCAGACGATGCCAGCATTGCAGTATCTTTCCAGATGAGTTACCGATATGATCCGGACACGGTGATTGATACATACAAACGTTTCAAAGGAATGGATGGAGAAGATATCATTGAAAATCGTGTAAAAACTGTTCTGAAATCAAAAATCTCGGAGATTACAACGAATTATTCCATGATGGATATCTATTCCGGAAATAGATCCGAACTGAACAATGCCATCACGAAATATCTTAATAAGGATTTTCACAAAAAGTATGGCATTGAAGTTCTGGATGCTTCCATCGTGGATGTGCATCCGGATAAAAAGCTGAAACAGGCCATTGATAATCGTGTTACTGCCCTACAGGAAAAACAGCAGGCGCAGGCAGAGCAGGAAAAAGTAAAAGTCCAGAAGGAGACAGAGAAGCTCCAGGCAGAAGCGGACGCTCAGATCGAACTGACCAAGGCAGAGGCAGACGCAAAGAAAGCTAAGGTTAAAGCAGCAGCTGAAGCAGAAAACACAAAAACCAAGGCAAAAGCACAGGCAGAGGCTAATAAAGAACTCAGTGCATCCATTACAGATGAATTGATCAAAATGAAGGAAGCAGAAGCGCATTACAAAAATGGCTGGGTTACAGTCCAGGGAGCCGATGCCGTGATCGCGGATAAATGAAAGAAATGCAGAGAAAGCCGGGAGCATCCATGTTCCCGGCTAAAAGCATCGAAAGGGGAGGATACCAGTGGGCGAGATCAAAATCACCAGGAAGCTCCTGGATAATTACAGAAAATTGAAGAGGGAAATCCCAGTCCTTGGACTGGAACTGGCTGAAATGAAACAGGGGGAGGCAGGACTGGGGAACAGTACAATATTTGATTACAGCACAGGATTTGCACGACCACAGAGCGTAGTCGGATTCGACCAGGAGAGATACGATAGAAGGAAGAGAACATATGAACATAAAAAGGAACAGGCGGAAGCAGTGGAACGATGGATCCAGAGTATTGAAGATGGCCAGACAAGATATGTGTTCAAGGCATTCTACCAGCAAGGCATGACCTGGGAGAAGATAGCAGAAAAGACAGGATATTCCCAGAGCCCGGACTATCCGAGACTTTACATCAGGGATACATATTTGAAAAAATGTGAGATTAAGTAAAAAATATCGTTTATATCGGAAATATCGTTATAGAATACAATAGAAGCCAAAGGCGTAAAGGCCGGCGGCTTTTCAGATATTGACTGATGAAGTCGATGGCGATGGTTCGAATCCATCCGTTCCGATCAGGTGTACACACCTGCATATATAATATTCCGATCATCACAAGAAGGCATCTGGCAGCGGGTGCTTTTTTTATATAAAAAATGACAATAAATGCGACGAAAAAATATAATAACTTGACAAAGTGATAATTGAATGATATAGTATGGATGTAGCAATCGATTGCTAATAAGGAGGAAGACAAAATGGCAAGGGGCATAGCAGAGCGTATGGCAGAAATAATTTCTGACCGTAAAATGACGCAAAAGGATCTGGCATTTTTATCAGGAGTGACAGAATCTGCCATTTCCCATTACTTAAAGGGAGATCGCATACCGAGAGGCGCCACTCTGATTAAAATTGCGAAAGCACTTGATACATCAACGGATTATTTATTGGGCCAAGATAATACAGATGGCTTACAGAAAGAGTTTGATGATGCACGAGTGATTTTAGCACGAAATGCTTCAAAAATGAGTAAAGAGCAAAAAATGGAACTTATCAATCTTTTAATGTAACAAGCAGGAGAACATATGCGTCTGGAAGATGAGCAGTATGAAGAGATTAAGAGGACAGTAATAGATACCTTTTCTGTGTATGGAATCAGATGCATTCCAATTAGTGCATTTGAAATGGCTACCAAAATGGGAATCAAAGTTATTCCGTACTCGGCATTGAGCGAGGAAAAGAGAAGTGCAGCAATGCGTGAAAGTAAAGATGGATTTTCAATAGGCAGTTCTCGTAGCCAAGAGTGGATGATTTTTTATAACGATGCTTGCGAAAGTTATGGAAGAATCAATCAGACCATAATGCACGAAATTGGTCATTACGCAATGGGCCATATCAAAGATGGAGAAGAGGAAGAATCGGAGGCAAAATTTTTTGCTAAATATGCACTTGCGCCGCCGCCGTTGATTCATACTTTCATAGAACATATCACTCCAGATTCGATAAGAAACGTTTTTGATCTAAGTAATCAGGCAGCGAAAAATGCTTATTGGTATTATCGAAGTTGGCTGTATAATAGCGGAAGTTATTATACAGATTACGAAGAGAAAATACTTGAGTTATTTAAGGCTGAATGTTAAGTAAAGGTGTATAAGTCAAAAGGCTTTATACATAAACAAAAAACCAAGCACCCATTTATATGGAGATGCTTGGCTCTTGCGAAAAATGTAAATACAGTTGTTCAACTGGTTACAATTCTCTCTCGACAATTGAATTGTAACACTGTATTTATCCTTTTGCAAGAGTTACTTGCGAAAGGAGGGGATATTCATGTGGATTTTTAGAACGTGGATTACCAGGAAAGATGGCACGAAAGATTATGCCAAGGATCATGGTAAAAAAGCCTTTAGATTCTGGGTAGGTCCTGGACCGGAACCAGATAAAAAGAAGAATCAGTAATATTTTAATTAAGGAGGCGCATTTACCAGTTGGACGCTTCTACCCAAAAGAAAGGTATATGTAGAAGAATATGGCTAAGACAAAATCCAGTGTTAGAGGAACTCAAAATAAAAAAATCGTGGTTGTAAAACCATATACACGGAGCGATGGTGTGAAAGTTAGAGAACATAGACGCTCAACACCAAATTAAACAACTTTTTATAAGGCACCCTTCGGGGTGCTTTTCTAATGCACTTTTTTCCTGCAGCGTGCACGGCACCAGCACATACATACTTTACGCATGGATTCACTGTATGTAAGTGTTAACACACCTCCTTTCGGCGTGGCGGCAATCGGCTGTCACTATGGTGCCGGCAGGACTGTATTAAAAATAAATGAAAGTAGGTGAGTCTGAGTGACTGAAAAACAAAAGATATTTGCAGATGAATATCTGATAGATCTGAATGCTACGAGGGCTTACCGGGTAGCTTATCCGTCTGTGAAGAGAGAAGAAACTGCGGCTGTAAATGGCAGCAGGATGCTAAGAAATGCTAAGGTTGCGGAATATATCCAGAAACGCATGCAAGACCGCCAGAAACGCACTGAAATCACTCAGGACAGGGTTTTACAGGAACTGGCAGCGATCGCATTTGCAAAAACTACGGATTACGCGGAAATAAAGAACGAATGTGTCAGGATCAAAGACACTGGTGATCTGGATGAACAGCAGGTCAGGGCAATCGCCGGAATCAAGAAAGGTAAATTCGGTGTTGAGATAAAGCTGAATGATAAAGAAAAAGCACTGGAACTCCTGGGAAGACACTTTGGTATGTTTAAGGATAAGGTTGAAGTATCCGGCCTGGAAGAAGAGAAAAAGAAACTGGGAGATATCCTGGAGCAGTTGCGTGGTGATGGATAGTGAGTACAGAAAGACTGATACTTTCAGAGAAATACAAAGCATTTCTCAGATGTAATGCTCCGGTTGAGTTTCTGGAAGGCACTACAGCGGCGGGTAAAACCACAGTCGGGCTTTTTAAATTCATGTGCAAGGTTGCGGAATCGTCAAAGAAGCTGCATATCCTGGCTGCGAAAGATACCGGAACAGCTGAAAAGAACATCATCAATAAAGATCTTGGGGTCATTGATGATTTCGGGATCCTGACTGAGTACAACGGAAACGGCACAAAGGACGACAAGATACCACATATCCTGTTCCATACCAACAAAGGCGATAAAGTCATATATGTGATGGGATATGGAGACAAGAAGAAGTGGCAGAAAGCCCTTGGCGGACAGTACGGATGCTTGTACATTGATGAGATTAACACGGCCGATATTGACTTTGTTCGAGAGGCTGCCATGCGATGTGATTATCTAATGGCCACTCTCAACCCAGATGATCCGACATTAGACATCTACAAAGAGTATATAAACTGCAGCCGTCCGCTTCCGGAGTGGGAAGAGGAGACGCCGCAGGAGATAAAAGACGAACTGAAAGAAGAACCAAAACCCGGCTGGGTACATTGGTTCTTTTCTTTTGACGATAATGCAGGACTTCCGAAAGAAAAGATCCAGAAGATCATACAGAATACACCGAAAGGCACGAAGATCTGGAAGAACAAGATCCAGGGCCTGAGAGGAAAGGCAACCGGTCTGGTGTTCCCGAATTTCAGCAGAAAGAAGCATATCGTATCAGAAAAGTGGGTGAGAGCCCAGATGGTAGCTGGAAAACTGAAGTTCAAAAAGTTCACCTGCGGCCTGGACACGTCTTATTCTTCTAAGTCTCCAGATACGATCGCAATGATATTCCAGGGGATCACAGAAGACAGAAAGTTGATCACACTTGCTGAGAAAGTATATAGCAATAAAGATCTGGACCAGCCCCTTGCCCCGTCAGATACAGCTGTGAAATTCATAGATTTCCTTGAGAAATGTCGGAAGGACTGGGGATTTGCAAAGGACACGTTTGTTGACTGCGCAGATGCGGCAACGATCACGGAGCTCCGGAAATATAAGCGGCTCCATGGATGCCTCTATAATTTCATAGAATCCTATAAAAAAGTGGAGATCCTGGACAGGATCAAGCTGCAGTTAGGCTGGATCCAGCAGGACTGTTATTTAGTTTTGGATACCTGTACGAACCATATAGCTGAGATGGAGAAATATTCCTGGGATGAAGAGAAAGATGTTCCGGAAGACAGGAACGATCACACGATCAATTCCCAGCAGTACGGATGGATCCCGTACCGTAACATGATCGGCTTTGAAACGGAGGAACAGAAAAGGTGAAATGGATGGAAAAACTGAATGAAAACATAAAAAAGACTGTCCGGAGCTGGCTGAATGTTACTCCGGCAAACCCATATAATTTCCAGATCAATGAGATGCTGGACTTCGAAGGACACGCGATCCGCAACCGGATCTGGTACAGAGGAGACAGCAATGAACTGGAACAGTTCTATCAGCAGAACAAAGAGAATGCAGACCGGCACAAGTTCTGGGCCAGCAAATGTACACCTGGGATGGACATGAGAAAGATCCATACCGGTATTCCAGGGCTGATCGTGCGGACACTTACTTCTGTTGTTCTACCGGATATGGATGAATTTGAATTCGAAACACCGGCACAGGAACAGATCTGGGATGAGATTGAGAAGGATAACAAATTTCGGAAAAAGATAGAAAGTGCACTGAAAGAAGCACTGTACATCGGTGATGGAGCTTTCAAAGTGGCTGTTGATACGACTATCAGCGATTATCCGATCTTGGAATGGTATCCGGGAGACAGAGTAGAGTTTATCTATCAGAGGGACCGGATCCGGGAGATCGTGTTTAAGACGCCATACCGGGAAAAAGGCCGGACATATGTCTTAAACGAGAGATATGGTTTCGGCTATATCATCAATGAGCTGTATCTGGACAACAAACTGGTGGATGTAAAAACCATTAAGGCAACAGAGAACCTTACGGATATAACCTTTGATGATTCCGTGATCTTTGCAGTACCGTTCATGATATATGAATCGGGAAAATATGAAGGCAGAGGCGGCAGTATCTTTGATAGCAAGCTGGACAACTTTGATTCCCTGGACGAGACATGGAGCCAGTGGATGGATGCACTGAGAGCAGGCAGGGCAAAGACCTATATTCCGGACTGCCTGGTCCCGCATAATCCGGAAAACGGAATGCTTATCAAACCTAATCCATTTGATAACAGGTATTTTGCAGCAGAAGGAGATATGAGAGAAAACCAGAAGAATGAGATCGCAGTAGATCAGCCAGTGATTCCTCATGAAAGCTATCTTGCCTCCTATGTTACTGCATTGGATCTGTGCCTGCAGGGTGTGATCAGCCCGTCCACACTTGGAATCGATACAAAGAAGCTGGACAATGCGGAAGCTCAGCGAGAAAAAGAAAAGACAACACTTTATACCAGAAACGCCATTGTGGAAGCGATACAGGAAACGCTTCCGGAAGTTGTTGCAATGTGTATCAATGCCAACAACATCCTGCTACATGGCGGAGCAAAAGAAGAAGTAAAAGTCAATATCCCGTTTGGAGAATATGCAAATCCGAGCTTTGAGAGCCAGGTTGAGACCGTAGCAAAGGCGAAACAGGGCGGCATCATGAGCATTGAACGCTGTGTGGAAGAGCTGTACGGTGACAGCCTGGATGAACACTGCAAGGAAGAAGAGATAACCCGCCTGAAAGCAGAGCAGGGTATACAGGATATGGAAGAGCCGGCAGTGAACATGGCTGCCGGTGATTTCCGCGTTGATGTGACAGGAGGAGAAACGGATGAAGGTAAAAGTGGGTCCCAGAATGTACCAGATGAGCAAAAAGAGATACCGGGAGCTTCTGGAAGTGGCCAGACAGCAGGTACTTCCGATAGGAGTGTACGCAATCGAGAAAAGTGATTATGCAGAGCTCCGGAATGACCATTGCGCCAGCGCAACAAAGCTGAAGGCCACAGTGAGGGAGTTCCGGCAGCAGGGATTCAAGGTCCACTATAACAGCAGGTAAGTGATATGGCAAAGATCAATGATGTATATGATATCGGAGCCGCATTTGAAGCTATTGAAAATGAACTGATGGCATCCATGATCCGGAACATGAAACGCCACAAAGTGGAAGAATCCGATGAAAAGATGCAGTGGTCCATGTGGCAGACAGAGATGCTAAAGTCCATGGAAAAGTATAAGCATGACAACAAAAAGAAGTACGGCAAGCAGTTTAAAGACATCAATGCCAAGATCAGCGGCCTGATAGCGGCCGCAAACATAGAAGGCCAGATGGAACAGGAAAAGAAGATCCTGGAAGCGATCCGGAAAGGTTTTCCGGCAAAGCGTGTCACGAAAGGCGGCACGGCAGAGTTCTTTAAACTGAATGACCGGAAGCTGGAAGCACTGATCAAAGCCACCACAGACGATATGGAAAAGGCAGAGACAGCAGTCCTACGCATGGCGAACGACCAGTACCGGAAGATCATCTACAACGCCCAGGTATATGCGAACACAGGTGCTGCAACATATGAGACGGCCGTTGACATGGCGACAAAAGACTTCTTGAAAGCTGGTCTTAACTGCATCCAGTACGCGAATGGAGCAAGACATACCATTGCGGATTATGCAGATATGGCAATCCGGACAGCAAGTAAACGCGCTTACCTGCAGGGGGAGGGCGTAAAACGCCAGGAGTGGGGAGTACATACCGTGATCATCAATAAGCGCGGCAGTGGATGTCCCTGTCCTCTGTGCGTCCCGTTCGTAGGGAAAGTCATGGTCGATGATGTTTGGAGCGGCGGAACCAGGAAAGAAGCTTCAGAGACTGGATATAAACTGCTGTCAGAAGCCATAGCTGCCGGCCTGTACCATCCGCGCTGTAGGGACAGCCACACGACCTATTTTCCTGGAATATCCACCCCGCCGGATGGAAAGTTCACGAAAAAAGAGATTAAGGAAATAGAAAAGAAGAACAAGCAAGAGGCTCGGCAGCAGTACGCAGAACGACAGGAGAAAAAGTATAAACTACTTACCGATATGGCATTAGACGGAGAAAATGAGAAAAAATACAAAATAAAACAAAAAAAATGGCATAGACAGGGCGAAGTTATAAAAGATTCAATAACTGTACAGGATAACAGAAACGTTATCAAGGCGGAAGTTGCGGATGCGTACAGGAGACAGAATAGCCTGGAGGAACAACTGCGAAAAGTAGAAGAAACAGAACACGCCCTTACCCAGAAAGTTTATTTTGAGCTAACAGGAACTCCGAAAGAAATAGAACAGTTGAAACAGGCTAGTGAACAGAAAAAAGCAATCGGAAATTTGCTTGAAGACCTGAAAAATCAGATTTTGAATAAGCAGGAAATTTATAAAAATGTTGCTGAAAAACAACTGGTCAAGGACGGAATTCTTGAAAATGTTAAGTTTTCAAGAAAAATGAAACCAGAAGCGGTAGATGATCTGGAAAGCACAATCAGGAATTTACATGAAAAATATGGGATCATGCCGAAGGCTGTAGTGTATAGTCCTGTAAAAGTAGAGAATGCAACGGCTACATATAACTGGATTGATGATACGATTTACATTTCTAATAATTTTAATGATCCTGACAAATATTTGGAACAGGTGAGAAAATCGGAACACTCGCTCGTTGAATACAATGAACATCATGACATTAAAAGAAAAGCTGAACAGAGACACAATGAAGTTGAAAAGATTTTAGCAGATAAATCTGTAAAAGGTTACGAGAGAGAAAAAGCCAGGATACAGAAAGTCGAAGCTGAAATACAGCTAAACGAGAAGAGAGCAGCGGTCAGAGAAAATGTGACGGATTGTTTTGTACATGAATATGGACATTTTATACACCGACATGCAGAAGTTGATTATGTTCAGAAAAAGTCGGTTTATGGAATAAAGGAGCTGGGAGGAAGCTTAAGTGGTGACTGGAAATACGATATAAACAAACATTATTCTGCAAAAGGAAAAGTTGAAGCATCCAGAATCAGCCGATATGCAGCGGAGAATCCATACGAGACTTTTGCCGAAGGATTTCTGGCAATGGAAAAGGGCGAAACAATTCCGGAGCAGATTGCAAAAATAATTAATGACGCAAAGAACAGAGCGTGCACAAAAAAGTAATAACTGTTTTAGAAGATGAAATAAAGAAAATTGAACATTGCGTAGGAGGTAAGTAATGGGGAACGAAGAATTCTTAAGGATTTGTAAAGCAAAAGTAGCTGAATATACAAATTCACACATGGATAAGACCGATGGAAAACAGATCACAGTACAGGATGTGTACGTGGTATGGAGTTGTAAGACATTACAGAACAGTAAAGCACTTCTGAGCACGACTGTGCCGGATGGAATGTATTATGAGCTGACATATAACGGAGATAAGCACGAGTTATACCTTGATGCTTATAAGAAGTTTCAGAACATGTGCTTTAAACTGTAATTGCGCCGGCGCAACGGAGGGGAGGTGAGGAACATGAAGATCAGAGTTATCCATGATTTCTATGATAAAGAGAATGATCTGGAACTCCGAAAAGTCGGAGAAGAGTACGAGGTAACAGAAGAAAGAGGTAGATACCTGGTAGATTTCCGAGTAGCGAAAGAGATCATAGATCAGGAAGGCGGTGATCCGGAATCTCCCGTTGAGGCGTAGGGTGAAACGCCTTATTTTTTATGTCCAAACACGACACGACATGAAAAGGTGCGTGGCCAGTGACACTGATGAAAATGGATGAAACAAGAGCGACACTCTCAAAATGGAAAGGAGCCCAGAAATGGCAGAGAATAACACAGGAACACAGAGCAGTACAGGAACCCAGAACAACATTACTCCACAGAATGCGCCTCAGAATAATCCGCAAACACCACCAGCAATTGATTATGGAAAAATCCAGCAGATGCTGGATGGAACGCTTGCCGCAAAGGAAGATACAGCACTGAAAGCATATTTCAAACAGCAAGGACTTTCTCAGCAGGAAGTGGAGCAGGCGATATCTGCATTTAAGGAACAGAAAGCGGCCAACCAGCCAGATGTGGTCGGTATGCAGAACCAGATCACAGAGACCCAGAACCAGCTGACAGCAGCCCAGGCAGCAGCTCAGGCGGCGAAAGTTGAAACAGCGGCCACTATGATGGCAGTATCACTGGGACTTGACGCAAAAACGATCCCATATGTCCTGAAGATGGCTGATCTCAGCCAGGTAGTAGGACAGGATGGGAAGATCAATGAAGAAACACTGAAAACAGCACTGAACACAGTACTGGAAGCCGTTCCGGCCCTGAAGCCCCAGGCAGACGGAAAGACCGGGTTCACACAGATCGGGACCGGCGGCAATCCGGCACAGCATCCGCAGCAGACAACCGCAAACCAGACAGCAGTGCCAACAAAACGATGGAACCGTTTCAACAATTAAGAAGTGTCCGATTCGGACACCACACTACAGAAAGAAGGTATAAGACATGGCATTAAACTATGCAGAACAGTGGAGCCCGGAGCTCCTTGAGATCCTGATGCAGGGAACCCTGACGTCTCCGTTTGTGACCAGCAATGTAAGATGGCTGGACGCAAAAACATTCCATTTCACCCAGATGAGTACATCCGGTTACAAGAATCACAGCCGTGAAGGTGGATGGAACAAAGGTACATACGCTCAGACAGATGTACCGTACACATTAACCCATGACCGTGATGTGGAGTTCATGGTAGATAAAGCGGACGTGGATGAGACAAACGCCACAGCATCCATCCAGAACATTTCCAGAGTGTTCGAACAGACATGGGTAGTTCCGGAAACAGATGCTCTGTTCTTCTCCAAGGTTGCCCAGGCAGCACAGAAGACAGAGGGCTATCATGGATCCACAGCCGCTTCCACATATACAAAAGCAAAAGTATTTGGAATGCTGAAAGATATCCTTGCGAAAGGCAAACTCAGAAGATACAAAGCAAACGGATCCCTGATCATGTATGTGACCAGCCAGATCATGGACGCCCTGGAGCAGTCCACAGAGTTCACCCGTAAGATCGAGATGACGCAGATCGCAGAAGGCGGCATGGGGATCGAAACCAGGGTAACAGAGATCGACGGCGTACCGATCATGGAGGTTATTGATGATGAGCGCTTCTATGATGCGTTCGACTGGGAGCCGGAAGGTGGTGGATTTGCTCCACTGAAGAAGGTAGAAGCTGCAAGTGGTGTTGAAGCTGTAACCGGTGCACACAAGATTAATGTTCTTGTAGCCTGCGGACAGACATGTAAGACCGTTCCAAAGATCAACAGCATCTACTACTTCGAGCCGGGCGGACATACAAAGGGAGATGGATATCTGTATCAGAACAGATCTTTCTCCGATGTGTTCGTGTTCCCGAATGGCCGTGACGGAAAGATCGACAGCATCTATGTAGATGTTGATACTACAGAGGTCGCTTGATCGGAGGAAAGATATGGCTTATGAAGTTTACGTTACACCGGAATACTACAAAAATGAGCATCCCGGTGAACTGATTCCGGAAGGCCAGCTTGAAAAAGCACTCCGGCAGGCTTCCAGGCATGTGGATGCCCTGACCTTCAATCGCATTGTAGGCCGGGGCTTTTCCAGCCTCACGGAGTATCAGCAGGAGATCATCCGGGAAGTGGTGTGCCAGCAGGCAGATTTTGAAACCGAAAACGCAGATATGATCGCAAGTGTCCTGTCATCGTACAGCATCAACGGTGTTTCCATGCAGTTCGGCAGTGCCTGGAATGTTTTCATCGATAAGGGCGTGGCCATGCGGCGGGATACATACGCCATGCTGCAGCAGACAGGCCTGTGCTGCCGGTTAGCGAGGTGAGCTTATGAGATATCCGTGTTTAGTGCCAAAACGGCTGTGTCAGACTGATATCACGGTCAGCATAGCCAGAGAAGGTGTGAGTAAATATGGAGAGCCCCTGGAGCCGGTGACATATACCGGCAAGTGCAATTATCAGGATAAGGCAAAGACGATCACAGAGGAAAAGAAGCTGGTCCAGATCACCGGATCCGCGCTTTTTCCCGGGGATATCTGTCCGGAGCTTCCAACGATATCCGGCGGTACAGCGATCGTGTTCGGAGTGCAGCGCCGGATCCAGGAAGCCCGGAAGAACCGGAATCCGGATGGGACTGTGAATTATACGGAGGTGATGCTTCTGTGATAAAGGTTAATTCAACGATAAAGATGAACTTTCCGAAGATCCGGCAGCTCACCGATGCACAGGCGCAGGCTCTTGAGATGACTGCGGAGGCACTGCATACAGAAGTGGTACAGGCGCAGGTATTCCCACGTGATACGGGAAACCTGCAGAATGAAAGCACGTTTGTTGATTGCTCACAGTCTGGCCAGGGAAAAGTCAGCATAGTGTCAACAACACCATATGCCCGCCGCTTATATTTCCATCCGGAATATCACTTCCAGACAAAGGAGAATCCGCATGCAAAGGGCAAATGGTACGAAGACTGGATCCCGCCGAACGGACCTGCATCAGACTTTGCCCCGGAAGCATTTAAGAAATTCTATAAGAGGTTGACAGGCGTATGATCACATTGGGAAGTATCAGGGAATATATCTCTTCTCTGAATATAACTGAAGATGAACATGTATACATGGGAACCCTGGATGCAAAACAGGAAAAGTCCCTGGGAGTGTATAACAGTAAGCATCAGTACAGCTCCCACAGAGCTCTTGGCGGCCCGGATCTGGAAGGCTATGGCGAGAAATACGTCACGATTTTAGTCCACTGGAACAAGTCTCCACGTGATACGGAAATGGTCGCCGTGGGCTTATATGAGACGCTCAGAAGGGCAAGAGATATTCAGACAGAAGATGGAACCATAAAATTTTTTCAGCTGCTTTATGACCCACAGGATATAGGGAAAGATGATACCGGTATCTGTGAATGGGTGATTGAAGCAGCTGTTATTTTCGAAAAAAAGAGAGAAGGCGAATGATATGAAAATGAATCTGCAGAAATTTGCTGGAAAAACGAACGTTTTCCCAGTGCTGGACAATAAATTTAAAGTCGGAGCATCCAAAGAAGCTGCTACAGTGATCGCAGACGTGGAAACATTCACTCCTGAGTTTACCAACGGCGTCGAGACATGGACACCGATGGATACGGAAGGATGGCAGAGAGGTTTGATGACTGCGAAAGGCATCAAGATCACTCTTTCCGGAAAAAGGAACATCGGTGATACCGGCAATGACTATGTAGCGGGAAAAGTGTTTAAGATCGGACACGATGCAGAAGGCTACTTTGAATGGATACATCCGGATGGAACCACGATCTCCTGGGACAATGCGATCTTTGACGTAAAGAACATCGGAGGCGGAGATTCCACCAACGTAGGCGCCCTGGAAGTTGAGATCAACGGTAACGGCAAACCGACCATTACACCTGCAGTGTAGAAAAGGAGAACAAAATGGCAAAAGTAGTAAATATCACGGATAAACTCGAGTTTGACACAGATCCGACACTTGTGATCGGGAACCTGAAGGTAAGAGTAAGATCTGACGCTGAGACAATACTGAAGCTGATGGGTGTACTCAGCAAGGGCGAAAGTCTGAGTACGATCAAGGAGGCTCTGGGACTTCTGCTCAGTGAAAGAGATCTTTCGGCGATCTGCAAGTACAAGAAGGATGGAAAAAAGCTGTCTGCAAAATCCCTGATGCTGATCGTAAACACGGCCATTGAACTTGTGATAGGAGAAGACGAGGGGGAGCAGTGACCCGTGCTATGACTTGCTTGACGACTTCGATCTGATCGTCAGCAGCTTTCAGTCACAGTACGGGCTGCGCTTATCCCATGAACTGCCGGCAGGAATGAAGTGGGCGGAGTTTGCTAGCCTGCTATCCGGCCTTGGTCCAGATACGGCCTTGGGGCGGATCGTAGCTATCCGGACAGAGGAAGATAAGAATGTTCTTGAGAACTTTACACCTGAACAGCACCGTATCCGGAATGAATGGAAACGCCGGCGGGCAAAACAGATCGCAGCCACAGCAGACAGGGCACAGGTTGAAGCACAGCTGGATGCGATGAAGATGGGATTCCTGAGCTGGGAAGGTCTGGGTCCGCGAGAGGGGTGAGCAGAAATTGAGAAAAAGAAAATAAGATGTCCGTACTGCGGACATGAACAAAAAGTGCAGTATACCCCGGATGCAAAATGCCGGGGGGTTTTCATCAAGTGCCAGGCCCGGCACTGCAAGAAAATTTTTGAAATAATTCTAGGCAAGTAGTGCCATTGTGCCGATGCCTCAAAAAGGCAGGTGGTACATATGGCAACAAGCATCGGCCAGATCGGCCTGGATCTGGTTGTTAACGAAGGTTCATTCCGGACACAGATGTCAGGGATGCAGAATCTTGCAAAAAAAGCTGGTGCAGCCCTGGCAGGGGCGTTCGCTGTAAAGAAGCTGGTGGACTTCGGGAAGTCCTGCCTGGATCTTGGAAGTGATCTGTCAGAGGTACAGAACGTAGTTGATGTTACTTTCCCGAATATGTCAGCACAGGTTGACAAGTTTGCCCAGTCTGCACTGAAGGCATCAGGCCTCAGTGAGACTATGGCAAAAAAGTACACAGGTACGTTTGGAGCAATGGCAAAAGCCTTTGGCTTCAATGAGCAGCAGGCATACGACATGGGCACTGCTCTCACGTCCCTGACTGCGGATGTAGCGTCATTCTACAACCTTAGTCAGGACGAAGCATATACAAAGCTGAAGTCTGTGTTTACAGGCGAGACGGAGTCCCTCAAGGACCTGGGCGTCGTCATGACCCAAACAGCTCTGGACAGCTATGCCCTTGCGAACGGGTATGGAAAGACCACGGCGCAGATGACAGAGGCCGAAAAAGTCTCTTTGCGGTATGCGTTCGTACAGCAGCAGTTATCTGCAGCATCCGGAGACTTCGCCAGGACATCCGGCTCCTGGGCGAACCAGGTCAGGGTGTTGAAGTTACAGATTGATTCCCTGAAAGCATCGATCGGCCAGGGACTGATCAATCTGTTCACGCCGATCATACAGACAGTGAACAACCTTCTGGGAAAACTGGTCACTCTTGCGAATGCATTTAAAGCTTTCACGGAGCTGATCACCGGGAAAAAGAACTCCGGATCATCCGGGGGAGGAAGTGCCCAGATTGCGGCGGCCGGAACAGCGGCAACAGATGCCAGCACAGGGTTGCAGAATGCGGCAGATGCGGCGAATGATACAACATCCGCTGTAAAGAAGACCGGAAACGCAGCACAGAAAGCAGCAAAACAGATGCGGTCCCTGATGGGATTCGACAAGATCACGAAGCTCTCCGAACCATCGGAATCCTCATCCGGAGGCACAGGAGATTCCGGCAGCGCTCCGAAAGGCTCTGGTGTATCTGGCGGAAGCCTGGGAAGTCCTGTAGATTTCGGTTCTCTATCAACTGGCGAAGATGCAGTATCTAAACTGGGGAAGAAATGGAAGAAAGTCTTCGAGGATATGAAGAAGGCCATCGAGCCGACAACGAAAACCCTCAAGAATCTCTGGAACAATGGCCTTGCACGACTTGGTAAGTTTGGCTGGACAGCTCTGAAAGACTTCTGGCAGCACTTCCTTGTGCCGGTCGGAAAGTGGACCATGGGAACCGGTCTTCCACGCTTCATCAATGCTCTGAATGATGGACTGATGAAAGTAAACTTTGGAAAAATCAACAAGGCTCTTGCAAAGCTTTGGGATTCCCTGGCGAAGTTTACGGTCAATGTAGGAGATGGCCTCCTGTGGATCTGGGAGAATATTCTGGTTCCGCTGGGTACTTGGACCGCAAATGAAGTTGTTCCGAGATTCCTGGATACACTGAGACTTGCTATTGATGCAGTAAACAGTGTTCTTACAGCGTTGAAGCCATTATTTAACTGGTTTTGGGATAGTGTTTTAGAGCCAGTAGCAAAGTGGACTGGTAGTGCATTTTTAAAGGCATGGGACGGAATTAACGAGGCCCTGAAAGCTTTTTCTGATTGGTGCACAACATATCCCGGCGATATACAGTTTATAGCTACGATGGTTGCTGGATTTTTTGCAGCTTGGAAAGTTACGGAGCTGCTTTCATTTATCCAGCAGTCAGGTGGCGTCATAGGAGCATTGAAAGCAATTCGGACAGCGTTTCTGGGGAATATAGCCGCAAAGCTCACGGACAAAGCAGAAACGATGTACTTAACTGCTCTGTACGCAAAAGATTTTGTGATAAGCGCAGGGCAGAGCGTTGCAGCACTTGGAAAACAGGCGTTTAGTATTGCGACAGCCACAGCGGCAAAGATAGCGGATACAGCGGCACAGATGGCCATGACGGCAGCCACGACTGCCTGGAATGCGATATGCGGAATTGCCACGGCACTCACTACCGCATTTGGAGCAGCAGTTACTTTCCTGACAAGTCCTTTTGGACTTCTGGTGATTGCGATTACAGCAGCGATCGCAGCAGGAGTCCTGCTGTATAAGAACTGGGATACGATCTGCAAATGGGCTACAAAACTTAAGGACTGGGTTGTTGATAAAACATGTGGCCTGAGAGATGGAGCGGTAAATGCGTTCAACACATTAACCACAAACTGCTCAAATGCGATACATGCTCTGTATACCAGCGTTACTTCAAAATGGAATGCAATCAAAGAGAAATTCAACACATTCAGGAACTGGCTTGCATCTGTATTCCAGACAGACTGGTCGAAGAGATTTGGTGTGCTCGGAAATGTTTTAAACATATTTCTGGCGGGCATTCGGACAAAGATCAACAGCATCAAGAAGATTTTTAATGGCTTGCTGACATTTATCCAGGGAGTGTTCTCGGGGAACTGGAGGCAGGCATGGGATGGAATCAAACAGACATTTGTAGGTGTATTCGAAGGACTTACAGGACTTGCAAGAACGCCAGTCAATGCAATCATATCAGGCTTTAATGCAGTGATCGGAACGGTTAACGGACTGATCAACCGGATTAACAGCATCAATTTCAAGATCACGGTGCCTTCATGGATTCCGGGAATTGGTGGAAATGGATGGAGCTTCGGTGGCTTTGGCATTCCTTCGATTGGTACAATTCCGTTTTTGGCACAAGGTGGTTATGTAAAACCGAACACTCCACAGCTGGCCATGATTGGTGATAACCGGCACCAGGGTGAAGTTGTGGCTCCGGAGGGAAAGCTACTGGAAATGGCAAGGGCAGCAGCAGAACTGTCAGGCGGCGATTCTGCAAAAACAGAGAAGCTACTGCAGGAACTGATAGAACTGATTAAGAATCTGCCGGTTGTAGAACTGGATCCGGAAGCAATCCGAAAATATTTCATCAGAAAGACAAACCAGAACACAAAAGCAACCGGGAAACCGGAGCTGCTTTACTAAGGGAGGCGTGATACATGGCTAAGAAAATATTGTGGTCAGGAAGTGTCACGCTTCCGGCACCAGTAGAAATAAGTGTAAATGATGAGATCATATGGTCCTCCAATACAGGCCGTCTGGCGTCAGGAGAAATGGCCGGAGATGTCATTGCTGAGAAAAAGGATGTCTCAATAAAATGGGGGATCCTTGAAGAAACGGAGTTAAAGCTGATCAAACAGGTCATGATCGCAGGCTTTTTCCCGATCTCATTCCGTGATGATGGAATTGATCTGACGATCACATCGTACAGGGGAACCCTGACAAAGGAACAGCTTGGCTGGCTTGGAGGGACTTTTTTCTACAAGAGCGCATCTGTAAGCATAGTACAGAAATAGGAGGAAACAAACATGTTAAAAGGTACAAAATCAATGAATCTCAGTTACAGCTCCATCATCGATGGAAAAAGTGTGGTATACATGTCTGCACAGGTTCCGGAAACCGGAAAGAGCAACTGCACAAAGACCATTCAGGACCAGGAGATGTATGAGGCGAACAAAGCAGAATGTAGAAAAGACATGGCTGCATTTGACGAGCTCCTGTGGAAACTGGAAGATCAGGGGACGGTAGACACTGCAAAAGATACTGATACGGAGGAACAGGGAGTATGAAGATGAAGAACAGTGAGATTGTAGCATTCCTTAACACCTGTGCAGGCTTAAGAGAGAAACACCTGCCTGTCCGTCTGGCGTATGCGATTAAGAAAAACATGGCAGCAGTTCAGGAAGCGGCGACTGCATACATGGAGGAAAGAGAAGAACTTATTGCCAGATATGCGAAAAAGGACAAAAAGGGAGAATATCTTGTCAAGGATAGCTGCTATGTGTTCGAAAACAAAGATGAGTTTGAGAAGGATATGAGTGAACTTTTAGCGATTGAAACTGCAGTGAAAATCCACACGGTATCAATTGATACCGTCGAAAAATGCGATGACGATCCAAAGTATGATTCACTGACCATGGAAGAACTGGATGTCATTGAGTTTATGATTACAGAGTAAGGAGGCGGTCCTGTGTATCAGTCAACAGCAGGATTTGGAAACCTGGTACAGCAGGATTCCCGAACATTTAAGTGTCTGCTTACTTATGACAAAGTATCAATCACAAAGGTTAAGAGCATCAAGCTCACCGGAGGATCTGAGACAGAAGATGATTTTTCCCTAGGATCGACCATGTCCCAGTATATCGAGGTAACGATTCCGGATGGCAACCTCCTGATCGAGGGAAAAGAGATCCTCCTGCAGATCGGGATGGACGTGAACGGTCTGACAGAATACATCCCGATGGGATACTTTACCGTAGGGAAGCCAAAGAAAGCGGACGATCAGATCACATTCACAGCTTACGACCGTATGATGAACACAGAGCGGACATTTTCCATGGATGGCACAACCACAAATACAGTGGCAGTACTGAAGAAGATTGCGGATATCACAGGTGTTCCTGTAGTGACATCCGGATTAACTGCGATATCCATAAAAGTGCCGAAAGGATATAGTTGCAGGGAAGTGCTTTCCTACGTGGCCCAGCTTTATGGGGCGTTTGCGGTTTGCAACCGTAGAGGTCAGATCGAGCTGCATACCTATGTGGATTCAGATTATAAGGTAAAGACGAGCCGGTACTGGGGAAATTTTGAACATAATGATTATGCTTTTGATGTTTCAAAATTTGTATGTTTTACGGGACAAGATAAAAATGGAAAAAGCATATCAATCTTTTCGGGATCCGGAGCAAGGTCCGTGTCTTTTTCCAATCCGTTCATGACACAAACAGTCCTCAATAATATCCTGGCATCTTTCAAAAATTTCTCCTATATGCCAGGTACATTGAAAATGCTGGGAGATCCCCGACTGGATCCTTGGGATATCCTGACCGTAACAGATCTGTCTGGAAACACATATAAGGTTCCTATCATGAAACTGGATTGGGAATACGATGGCGGTCTTACATATTCAGTTGAAGCTGTCGGCCTGTCAGAAGAAGAAACCAACGCAGATTATAAAGGACCGCAGACAAAAGAAATGGAACGGTATTACGCACAGTTGGTAATGATTGACAGGGCGATGATCAACAAGCTAGATGTAGATACCGCGAACATCACATACGCTACGATCAAAAATTTGAGTGTAGTGGAAGAGAATGTACAGAAGATAAACGGAGAAGTTGGTAACTTCAAGGAGCTGACCGCTGCGAATTTTACAGCGGCCAACGCAAAAATTGATGTTTTGGATGGAAATTACGCAAACATCAAAGTACTTCTTTCCGGCGGTGCAGGAATCGGAGATCTGCAGAATATTCACCTGACCTCACAGAATGCAGTCATTGATACGGCACTGATCCGGTCGGCAGTGATGCAGACTGTATCAGTAGCTGACTTGCTTGCAGGCACAATCAGCACAAATAAATTTCGGATAGCTTCTGATGACGGCGGTATCCGTATCCAGGAAGCAACACAGCAGTGGTCGGATTCAGACGGAACAGTCCGGATGCAGGCTGGCCGGGATGCGAAAGGTGACTTTACCTTTGCACTGTTTGATAAAGATGGAAAAGGCGTCCTGATTGATTCTACCGGAGTAAAACCAGATGCAATTGCAGATGGCCTGATCGTCAACAAAATGGTCGCAGATAACGCGGGGATTGCCGGTTCCAAGCTGGACATCCCGTCTGTGGTATCAGCAATCAATGACAGCTCGCAGACTATCAAGAGTAGCCGGATCTGGTTCGATGAACAGAATCAGTCGTTGAATCAGACGTATAGCCAGTTGAATCAGAACGTGACAGAAATCCGTTCCACAGCCTCATCAGCGGCCAGTAAGGCAGATGCGGCAAATGAGACAGCAGGAGCTGCTTCGAAGACAGCACAGCAGGCTCTGTCCGTACTTTCTGGAATATCCACACTGGACGCCATTGGAGCCGCATTGAATAACGATGCACACGTGGTCCATACAAACGCAAATGGCTCAGGCGGGGACTATAGCGACTGTTTCTCAAAAATGACGGTATATCTCGGAGATACGGATGTATCTGATGACAGCGTTTTCTCAGTATCTACATCTGCAGGTGTAACCGGACACTGGGACGATGCAAGCAGGACATACTATGTCACAGCCATGAGCACGGATGACGGATATGTTGATATTGATGCTCTATACGGAACCGGAGAACGATATCTGACCACGAGAAAGGGTCTAAAAATTACGACCAGAGTAGGAAAATACATCCTTGTGCAGTCCGGAGGAGCACATATCCGGAAGCGTTTCAGTATAAGTAAAGCAAAAGACGGAAAAATCGGTCTGTCTTACGACCTGCATAGCTCCACACTGGCAGTCCGGAAACAGAAAGACGAAAAGACACTGATACCGGCATCTATTACATTCTCAGCAACGCAGAATGATAATGGACTGGTCAGAAGCTATTCCGGAAGATACAGCATCCAGGAGACAGAGGATGGAACGACGTATACTCTCAAATATGTCTCGACATCTGATGAAATCCAGAAGATCTATACGCCCTCAAGCGTGAACGTAAAAGCAGTCAGATGCACTCTCTTATCTGCAGGAGGGGTGTCCGAGTTGGACACACAGACAGTGATCATCATTGCTGATGCGGAAGGCCTGACAGATGATATCAAAAAAGCTCAAGGAACTGCAGATCAGGCAAAAGAAGCTATTGTGACAACAAACCAGAATGTAGCGAACATAGAGACGAGTATGGAAGGCTTCCGGACGGAGCTGTCTGAGACCACAACAGATCTCCACGGTCTGACGGATAACACATTGTTATACAACGTGAAATACCACGATAACGGCGATGGCACGACCACCCTGAATGCAGCAGTGTACAAGAACGGAACTGATGTTACAAAAACATACCCGGTCAGATGGTATACCTGGAACAGGAAGACGGAATCCGGAGAAATTTATCTCGGATATGGATACAGCATTACGGTCAACAACTCCGACTACGAGTTTGGCGGCGTGTGCGTGGGAATATTCGCTACATATGACACTTTGAACCTTACGACAAGATCTGGAAAACAGCTTACAACCAGATCTGGAAAACATATCACAATTTGGAGGGAAAAATAATGGCAGATCAGAATATAACAGCGTTACCAGTTGCTACATCACCAGCATCTTCGGACCAGCTGCTGATAGTAGGAGCAACTGAAGAAAAGCTCATTGATTATGAAAAACTCGCAGATGCAATCCTCGCAAAATTGACATCAAAGACCTTCGCACTCGACCAGGGAACAAAGAGTTTGGTGGCGGCACTTAATGAATTAAATAGTAAGACGCCATCAAAACAGGTAAATTCTTTGGAAAACTACATGAAAAAC